GATGAAGATATAGATAATAGAATAGAAAAAGCAGTACAATTACATGTTGAATTATATCATCATAAAGGAGGGGTATAATGTCAATAAAGGAAGATATAGAGAAAGTACAAGAGAAAGTAAATGTAGTAGAAGAAAAAAGTTTTGCTATGGAAGTCTTGCAATATTCAAAGCAACAACAACTACAAGATGCAAATAAAAGATTATTTATAGTGTGGTTAATTACATTTATAGCATTTGTTGGATTATTAGGATACACAATCTATTTGCTAAATGATATAGGAACAATAGAAACTACTACTCAAGAAGTATCACAAGAAAATACAGATGGAACTAATAATTTTATAGGAAATGATGGTGATATAACAAATGGCAACTCAAAAGATAAAACAAACTAAGAGTAAAGTAACTTATAGAAAATCTAAAGGAACTCCTAAAAGATGTCAAAGTTGTGGTGCCTTTGTAGGCAATAGAGGAAATCGTAGTGTTCGATCTAACAAAAAGTGAGTATGAAGAATTAAAAGATAAACTAATGCTAAATGAAGAGTTATCCCAAATATTAGAGATGAAAATAAAAGGATATTCTATTACACAAATAAGCATGAAATTGAATATGAGTGAAAGAACTGTTAATCGTAGAGTTAAGAAGTTAAAACAAAAGATTATGAGAGTCATTTGACCCTCTTTTTTTTTGGCATTTTTTCGACTTTTTAAAGGCATTTTTACTTAATAAAAATATGAGATTATGTATTTAGAAAGGAGACAACGACTTAATAGATTTGTTTAAAACGCAGATTGAGGAGTTATTAAATGTTGTCTTCTTTTCATTAGGAGGTAAATATGTATAACGGATATTATAGTCCACAAGCTAGTATGGACAGAATAAATAGTCAAATAGCCGAGCTAGAAAGAATGAAACAACAAATATCGCAACCAACGTCTATAAATCAAACATTTCAATTAGCACCAATTACTGGAATAAAAAATGCAGAATCAATAGACCAAGTACAAAAAGAAATAGTTGCAGTTGATACACCATATTTTAGTAATGATATGTCGGTATTATGGCTTAAATACACATCAGGAGAAGTAAAAACATACGAGTTAAGGGAAATAGTTAAAAAAGATGAAAAAGACCTTAAAATCGAGCTCTTAATGGCACAAATAGAGGAGATGAAAGCAAATGCAAAATCAAATGATGAATTTATTAATGAATCAAATAAAAGCAAAAAATCCACAAATGTTTCAAAAAGTTCAAACAATGATGGATAGAAAAGAAAACCCTCAAGACTTATTAAAACAAATAACAGGGAATTATAGTCCAGAACAAAAGACACAATTTAGAGAATACCTAAAAAGTTTTGGAATAACTGACGAACAAATAAATGGTATTGACATTTAATGTTGATATAGATTAAGAAAGGAGGATATTATGAACGGAACAGGAATAGTACCAACAATGCCTATCAATGGTGGTAATGGATTTTTTGGTGGGGATGGTATTTGGATTGTTGTATTATTAGCCCTAATGTTCGGAAATAACGGTTGGGGAAATGGATTTGGTGCAAATAATATAGCAACTACTGATTATATTTCTAGTGAATTTACACAAAGAGATGTAAATAATGGATTCCAAAATACTAATAACTTAATTTCTAGTGGATTTGGTGATTTAAGCACTAATCTTTGTGGAGTAAGAAGTGATATTCTAACTGGAAATATGGGATTACAAAATTCTATTTTAGGAAGTTCTAATAGTATTCAAAGAGATATTCTAACTCAAACAAACGAGTTAAATACTAATTTATTGACTACTGCTTTACAAGCACAAGCAAAGATGGATGAATGTTGCTGCACTTTAAGAGCACAAGGTATTGAGAATACTCAAAAAATCCTAGATGCTATGAGTCAAAACACTATAGATGATTTACGTTCACAAGTAAATGACTTAAAGAACACTATTACAGCAAATGGAATAGGAACTTCAATAGTAAATCAAGTAAGACCATACCCAATTCCAGCATATCCAGTATCAAGCCCATATGTAGGATTATATGGAAATGGTTTTTATGGAAACACAATAGTATAGCATAATGTCTTATGACAATCTCAAATGAGAACTTGCTAATATGGAACAGGCAAGTCCTGTTCTTTTTTTAATAAAGGAGGAAAGAATAATGATACAAAGTGTACAAGAACAAGAACTTACATTGAGTTCTAATACAGCACCAGTACCTTTTGCAGATACAGATTTAAGAACAGCAAGTGCAAATTGTTTTAATGGTTGGTTAAATCATAATGAGGGATCTGCACAATTTAATATAGTATCTGGTGGTATTTATGAAATAGACTTCAATGCAAACGTTACAAGTGCAACAGTTGGTATGGTTGGTTTTGGTATTTATACAGATGGAGTAAAATTAAATGGAGGAGAAGCTGACGCTATAGTTGCAACTGCTGGAGAATATTCAAATGTATCTATTAAAAAATATGTAAGAGTATGTGGTAGAGGAAACGTAACAATAACAGTAAATAGTGTACCTTCAATAACATACAACAATATATCTACTGATACTGAAATACCTATTGTTAAAAATGCTAATATCAGTATAAAGAGATATGCTTAATGGAGTAGATAACGCATCATTTTTATTGCAATTATATAGTCTTATGATATTAATGAAAGACTATAATAATAGCGATTTAATGAATGAATTGCAAACACAAGATGAAGTTTATTTAAAAAAAATAATAGAACAAAACAATAAAATAATAGAACTCCTAGAAAGGAGAGAATATGGAAGAATTAATAAAGAGAACTAAAGAATATATATCTAAAGCAGGAGAACAAAACCTAGACGCATCAGATATAGACTATCTAGGAAAGGTAGTAGATATATATAAAGACTTAAAGGAGGTAGAATGTATGAATAATGGATATAACACTTATCACGAATATAATGATTATGGAAGAAGAGGAGTAGATGCTCGTTATCGTGGAGAAAGTTATATGGATGGAATGAGAGGTTCTTATAGAAACTATGAAGAAGCACGTAATGAATATAATAGAGGAAATTATGGAGCAAAAGAAGATGGTTTAAAAGAACTTGAATATATGTTACACGCACTTGTAAAATTTGCTAAAACAATAAAAGAAGAAGCAACTTCACCAGAAGAGCAAGAAATAGTTCGCAGACATTTTATGAAGATAAGTGAGATGTAATGTATAAGTTTTATAATGCAAATAAATTAGGCAATTATGTTAATGATTGTACTATCCGAGCAATTAGTCTAGCAGAGGGAAATAGTTGGGATTACACTTATGATAAAATGAGTGATATAGCACAGGCACATGGAACTATGATGGATGATAGAAATTTTATAAGGAACTACTTGGACTCCAACTATAAGAGAATACAATATTTACCTTATAGAGTAGGGGAAGTAGCAGGAGAATACCCTGATAAAGTATTGTTAATAACTATGGATGGGCATATCACTTGTTCTATTAATGGAGTAATCTATGACTCGTTTGATTGTAGAAATCGAATAGTGGAAGACGCTTGGATAGTAAAATAAGAGGCATTACAGCCTCTTTTTGTATTTCAGCATATCAATAGACCAGTTAGGATATAATCGCTGTAAATGAGCCTCTATTTTGCCTCTGATAGCCTCTTTTACTTGTTTATCTTTTCCATTATCGTAATTATGGTGGCAATTCATACATAAAGTAACAATGTTTTCTTCTATTCCTAACCCTCCATGTGATCTAGCAATGTAATGAGCATTAGGCATTGAGTAGGGGCTACCACAATATATACAATGGTGTTTATCTCTTTCCCAAACTTTTCTTTTAACTTCTTGTGAAATATCACAAGCTTTACTTCTTTTACTCATAAAAGCCTCCTTTCCCTCGACATATTGAACAATATATGTTAGAATACTCCCCTATCAAAAAGGGGGTGAAGTAGAAGTGATGCAGATAACATACCAAAAAAAGGATGGAACTATAATCTATAGATTAAGGAATACATTGTTGCCATATAAAATTGGAGATATAACATCTATGGGATGGAAAGTATTAAATATTGAATATAAATATAAAGATAAATTTTATCCAGAATATAAATACAATATATTAATACAAAAGAACAAACATCTTGCAATAAGAAGACAACATACTAAGGAATTAATTGTAGGTAAATTTAAAACATTTTTATATTGTTTTATAGTAATATTAGTTTTAAGCTTTTTTAAAAGAATATTAGGTATTTAGTGAAGCATTGACTTCTTAGGTTTGATGGAGATAAGAACAAATTGACGTAAAATACAAAATAAATTTAAAATAATTAACAAAATATGTTGACTATCACAAAGGGAGTAGTATAAAATGATAATTGTAAAGGGTAATAAAATTTCCTTATCGTTGTCCTAAGAAGTTAACATAATATCAAAAATAAGAAGTTTAACACTTAGAACAACGGTTCTAGGTGTTTTTTGTTTATCCAGAAAGGAGAGTGTATGAAGTATAGAATTTATCCAGACTTAATTGGAGAAATGGCAAGACGTGGAGACACACTTGAAACATTAGCAAATTTACTTGGCTTAACAGTATCTTCAATATGGAGAAGATTTTCTGGAAAGAAAGACTGGACTATTGGTGAAGTAGAAAAGATTTGCGAACACTATGGTAAAGGCTACTATGAACTTTTTAAAAAGAATGGGGAATAGTTAATTATATTATAACACAAAAAAAGAGAAACTCTTATGAAATTCCTCAACTAAATTATAACAGAAAGGAGTGAAATATACAAGGAAAAAGATGGAAAACGGATACGCATATTGTGCAAACAGATGGGCACTAGATAAAGATATAAAAAGTGAATTAGGTTTATTGATAATAATATCAAGTCTATGTGCCGAAAAAGGTTATTGCTATGCAAGTAATAAATATTTATCAGAACAATTTGATATTACGGAGCAATCTATATCTAATAAAATTAAAAAATTAGAAGAAAAAGAATACATCCAAATCGAATATGAAAGAAGAGGATGTGAGATAACATCACGAAAAATACGATTAAAAAAATATTATATCGACGATATAAAAAAAATTATACCGACGATAGAAGAAAACTTTAAAGAGAATAATATAAGTATTAATAATACAAGTATTAATAATATAACAATAGATACGATTTACGATTATCTTGAAAAAAATGGATTCATGTTAACACCTATTCAATTAGAAGTTGTAAACGAATGGGAAGACAATGAACTGACAAGATATGCAATTAAAAAAGCAGTACTTAATAACAAGTTTAATATCAACTACATAGACAAGATTATTTACTCTTATAAGAAAGACAACATAACAACAGTACAACAAGCAATAGAGAAAGAAGAAGAATTTAATAAACAAAGAGATTTATATTACCAGAAAAAATATGAAGTTAAAGAATCGAAATATGAACAAACACAGAGAAAGATAGAGGAGTGGTTAAAAGAAGATGACTAAAGCTGAAACACAAAAACTTACAAGTATTATTAAAGGTTATTACAATTCACAATTCTTTGTTGATGAGTTTGTGATTAATGCTTGGTATGAAGAACTTAAAGAATATGAATTACAAGATGCAATGGATCATATAAAAAAATATTTAAAACAATTTCCTGATACGGCACCAAAACCTCATACATTTACAAAAGGATTATTAACAAGAGAAGAAAGACAAAAACTAGCAAACGAGAAATACTTTGTTGAATGTAATTTATGTCATAAATGGATGGGTATGAGTGAATATGATGAACATTATGGAGATTGTTTAAATATTGAATATTTAATTAACGTAGCAAAAGAAAAAGGCGAAGAAATTACTAGAAAGGAATTAGAGCATTGTAGGAAAGAGGTTTTAGATAGACTTTATGAAAAATATAAACCTACTAATACATGGATGCCAAAAGGAATAAATGAAAGCAATAACATACTTGGATGAAAACTTATATAGAAAAAAGAAAAAAGCATTAGCAAGATATTTTAG